CATGAGGATGAGCACTTTGGGTATGTGCAGAGTCATGATCAGGCGTAGGGACCTCTTCTGCATGGCCGTGGGCTTGAACACCCATTCAGAGGAGTGGGATGACGTCTTCCGACTCTCCGAGCTGATACCGGGTGACAATTGGGTCGCGGGTGATTACAGAGCCTTCGAGTCCGTACTCTGCCTTCTCATCAGCAATGGCGTGAGCAAGATATTCGAGTTCCTCGCTTTATTGAGTGGCAACTTCACTGAAGACGAGCTCATGGCCTTGAAGGTTTGGTTGGCCGATTTGAGCAACGCTACCATCAACTTCTTCGGGGAACTCATCACTTTGCTTGGTGGTGAGGCTTCTGGCCAACAGTTGACAACGTTTTTCAATTGCCTGGCCAACCTCTTGCTTCACTGTTATGCTTACGTGGTGATTCACGCGACAGAGCGGAGCGTTGACCACTTCATCGAGCTGGCACTGGAATTTTTCGAGAAGGTATTTTGCATCACACTCGGTGATGACGTCGCGCTCAAGGTGCACCCTGATAGGCCTAGTTACAACCATACGTCCATTCAGAGAGTCTTCTCTAGTATTGGCATCACGTATACTATGGCTCAAAAGGACGCACCATCTGTCCCTTACATACCTTTGAGCGAGGTCACTTTTCTCAAGCGCACTTGGGTTGACCATGTGGAGTTCCCAGGCATGAAGCTGGCAGCGTTGGATAAGCGGAGCATCTACAAGATGTTGTGCTATACGGTGCCATCGCACAGCGTCAGCCCTGACGAACAGATGGCCGCAGCTATTGCCTCTGCTCAGGCTGAAGCGTTCTTCCATGGTCCCCGCTTTTTCGCGCAAATTGCCGACTTGATTGCCGAGATGCCCAAGTCTCGTGAGTTGGTGCTGAGGATGCTCAGTTGCCCAGCACCGTCGTGGAACACGATGGTGCAGAGGTTTATTAGGGCCTCACCCAAACTACAAGTACGGTCGACCATGAATTTGGCACCCGAAAATGTAGGAACCGAGCGTAGTGACTGCCACGCATCTGAACTGGAACTACAGATGCAGTGGAGCGTGGATGCTTGGGGATCTACGGTCATGGGGCGTTCCCCCGATCTCCGTGTTTACGGTGGCACCCGGCCGTGTGCAAACAGTGTTCCTAGAGGCGTGTGGAATGTGACCAACCACGACCTTGAAGCTGCCGGTTACAGCAAGAACATCAACAAAACCACAAACTCACCCACCACCGCAGATAGGGAAATGGCCCCTAAGGTGGTGGCGCAAGCCATCAACAAAGTTCGCAACCAACAGCGCAAGAAGAAGCGTCGCGAAAAGTGGAACGGCGTCGCACAAGCAGATGTGCAATACGACACCTTGAGTGTTCCCAGTCCAACAGCGCCTGCCACAACTGATGTGGTGCAACAACAGGTTGTGTTCAAGAACGAACCAGTGTCAGAAACCATTGTGGCTCCGAGCACCAAGGATGAGATTGCGGACGCAATGCAGATGGAACAGGATGTGGGCAACTACCTTACGCGCCCACAACTCATTTTCAGTTATGCTTGGGTCGAAAACACCGCCAATGGTTCGAAGACCGATTTTTCACCTTGGCAGTTGTTCTTCCAAAACATCAACATGCAAAACAAGTTAGCTGGCTTCCACTTGTTGCGGTGCAAGTTGAAGCTCAAGTTCCTGATCAACGGTTCACCGTTTTACTATGGATCTCTGATGGCAACCTACACTCCACTCAATGGCTATCGTCTTGACACTGCAGAGGCTACTGGTGTGGAAATGCGCTTGACAGCCACCTCCCAAAAGCCTCACGTATGGCTTGAGAACCAGAACTGCTCGACCGTAGAGATGGAGTTGCCGTTCTTGTACCCTTACCCTTACCTTGACGTGGGTAGGCTCTCTGAGTTCACCAACATGGGCACGGTGCACCTCGTTCAGTACGCTCCACTTCTCAGTGCGAATGGCTCATCGAGCACTAATGTCGACATTCAGATCTACGCTTGGGCTGAAGATGTGCAGCTGAGTGGCCCCACAAACATGCCAGTCATGCAGAGCGAGTTCAAGCCGAACGGCCAAATCTCTGGACCTGCCAGCACTGTTGCTGCTGTTGCTGGCAAGCTTGACAAGGTGCCTTATATTGGGCCCTACGCCAAGGCTACGTCTATGGTTGCCAGCACTCTCGGCGACATTGCGAGTTTCTTCGGTTTCACCAACGTGCCTAATGTGCGTGATGTCGAGCCTATGAAGCAGGTCCCTTTCAGTCTGGCCAGCACCAGCATTTCTGAGCCGGTTCAGAAGCTTAGCTTGCAACCCAAGCAGGAAACGGCGATTGGATCTTCACAGCATGGAGGGGATGGTAACGACGAACTTGTGATCTCGCGGTTTTGCTCGCGTTCGGCATACATCTGTGGTCCGACCTGGAACACAACTGATGGTCCCAACACCATTCTTTTCACCACTGCCGTGGGGCCACAGATGTTCACTAGGTCGGCGACAGAAATAGCCCATTCTCCAATGAGCTTCGTAGCTAACCACTTCCAGTACTGGCGAGGCTCGATTAAGTACACTTTCAAGGTTGTTAGGTCCCCGTACCATCGCGGGCGTCTTCAGATTTCCTGGGATGCTGGCTCCACCAGTCTTGCCTCAAACCCACAGCTTGGCAACGCAAACAATCTTAGTACGGTGATGGACTTGGATGAAGATAGTGAGTGCTCCTTCATTGTTCCATACATGCAGAAGGAGTTGTTCACCAAGACCTATGCCATTGACAACACTGGGGCCACCTTGTGGACCACCAGCGCAGCTCCAACTGGCACTTGGACACGATCAAACGGTGTACTCAGCGTTAGGGTGCTGAACAGGTTGACTGCTCCAGAGGCTAGCTCCTCAGCCACCATTCTAGTGTTCGCTAGCGCTTGCGATGACATCGAGTTCGCCGGTCCACGCGATTTTGACGTTTACAGTGGTAGCAACATCTTGAGTCTTAATGCGCAGACAGTGGCCACGGCACAGAGTGATATTCAGTACACTGACGAAGCTCACGCAGCTGAGTTGATGCCCAGGGGGGCTAACCATCGCGTGTATGATCAAGTGTTTGGAGAGAGGGTCGGATCTCTCAGGGAGTACATGCACCGCAGTAGCTTGAGTTTCCTTTGGTATCCAGGAGCAACTACCACAGACGTTGGCTCGGGTGCGGTGCGCATACCCATCAAACGCATGCCACCCCCTCCTGGGGTGTTTGCGAACGGGTGGTGGACTGGAACGACCACGAGTGGGGCTGGTCAATCAGCGTTCTACACCAAGATGCACCCTATCTTGAGCTTTTCGACATGTTTCATTGGCTACAAGGGGAGCGTCAATGTGAATGTTAATGTCGACCAACCTAACATCACGACTGCCGTCGACACACTCTCTGTGATGCGAATTTGCAACGGTGACGGGCTCACAGCAGCGGAACGACGGCCCAGTCTCCACGTGTATAGCAATCCGAGCGCAACCATCTCACTCAACGCCAAGAGCGACATCATAGCAACCGACGCTGGCCGTTCAGGATGTGCCCTCACCAACACAAAGACCAACGCTGGTCTTTCGGTGCAGTTGCCATACTACTCGAATAGCGGGTTTCAGATGTGTGACCCGCGTCGCGAGTACAGCAATCAGGACGATTTCACTGATCGCAACAACGACTGGTGGCGCATTGAGTGGCGCTACAACAAAAACAACCAGACCTCCTCGACTAGCGGTGCGCTTACCAGCGTGTATTATGCTACAGGGCCGGACTTCGACTTGGTGTATTTCATAAATGTGCCTGTCATGACCTTGGTCTCCGTCGTGGCTGTCTAGGCAGACAAACCTTACTGGGGGTTAAACCAGAACTACCCAACAATAGCAATTTGTGATTCACTCACATAGCCCAATCGTGTACCCGTCAGGGGTAAATCCGTAATGGCTTTGTGATTTGCGACTTGTTGCCCGGTGATACGGCCGCCGGGGGCTCAATAGAGTAGGACACGTGCAAAGCTTAACAAGAACTTTCTTAGCTTCACGCACGTGGAGGTAGGAAAGACGTAT